GACACCATTCACCGTGCCGCTCTGGTCGCCGTCAAAGTGCGCCCCGTTATCCACGATGGCCTCTTTCTCCGGTACATGCTGCACGGCAGTGATGGCATACGTGCCGTCGTCGTTCTCACGGATACTCACGCAGCGGAACAGGCGCTGGCGCAACGTCGGCAACTTCAGCCCCCACACGCTGTATTCAGCAACGCCGTCAGGAACACGGCTCACTTTCACCTTCACGCCGTCGGTGACGGACTGGACCTCCACGCTGACCGGATTACCCTCACCGTCAACCAGGCTTATCAGCGTGGTGCCGGAGGATGGCAGCGTGATTTCACGGTCGAGCGTCAGCGTCCGGGTCTGGCTGTTTACCGCCAGCACGCGCCCGCCGGTGCTGATACCGGCATAGTCATCATCACAGATTTCAATGACATCGCCCGGCACATGGCGAAGCCCTTCTGCGCCCACGCTGAAGTCCACGGTCTGCGTTTCCAGCAGTTCTGTTTTAATCAGCCACAGCCCGGCGCGGTGTGCCTGCCCCCGGCTGGTACAGCCAAAAGCATCCATCTTCGTGACGTTACGACCGTAACGGGCAATGGCCTGCGTATCCTCCACAAGCTCTGTCGCCGTCTCCCAGCCGTTGTTCGGGTCAATCCAGTTCACCTCAACGGCATTATGGCGGTCTTTCAGGGCGCTGAAGCTGTAGCGGAACGGCACGCCATCATCCGGCATCACCACATTACTGCGGTTATAGGTCCACACCTTATCCGACGGTCTGTCCTGCACGAACGTCAGCGTCTGCCCGTTCCATACCGGCATACAGCGCATCGCCGAGCAGAAATCACTGAGAACATCCCACGCCTTACGTTGTGTGGTCAGGTACGCATTACAGGTAATACGCGGCTCCGTGCCACCAAAGCCATCCGGCACCGACTGGTCGCAATTCTGGCCGATGACATACAGCGCCCATTTATCCACATCCGCCGCACCAAGACGTTTCCCCATGCCGTAGCGCGGATGGGTCAGCATATCCCACAGACACCAGGCCATGTTGTTGCTGTATGCCGGTTTAAACGTTCCGTCCCAGATACCGCTGTATTGCCGCGTCTGCGGGTTATAATTCGACGGCACCTGCAGAATACGCCCGCGCAGATGATAATTACGGCTCACCTGCTGGCTGCCGAACTGCTCCGAATCCACCTGTACGCCAACCAGTGCCGTGTTCGGGTAGCACTGTTTCACATCGATGATTTCGGTGTATGACGACCAGAGCGTTTTGTTCTGCAGCTGGTCTGTGGTGCTGTCCGGCGTCATCCTGCGCATCCGGATATTAAACGGGCGCGGCGGCAGGTTATCCACCACCACCGAGGCCAGGTACTGCGAGGTGGTTTTGCCCTTAATGGTGATGTCTTTTTCCGTCACCCAGCCACCGTTACGCTGTATCTGAACCAGCAGGCGGACTTCCGACGGATTTCGGTCACCCTTTGAGGTGGTTTCCACCAGTGCCTGCACACCGAAGGTAAAGCGCAGACGGTCGATGTTTGCCGACGTGATGGTCCGGGTGATCGGCGTGTCGTATTTCACTTCCGTACCCAGCACCGTCTCGGAACCGGAGGATTCAAATCCCTCCGGCGGTGTCTGCTCCTGCTCACCTGCCCGGAACACCACCGTGACACCGGAGATGTTGGTATTCCCCTCACTGTCCAGCACCGGCGTACTGTTCAGCAGCACGCTTTTTAATCCATCCACCGGACCTTCAATCGGCCCTTCACTGATGGCATCAATCACACTCAGCAACTGCGTGGATTTCAGGTTGTCCTTCGCTTCGCGCGGGGTATGCCCCTTACTGCTGCCTTTATACGTTTTACCGAGCATGATGTCTTTTCCTGTATGCCCGTGACATACAGTCCATACACCAACAATATCTTTGTATGGTATGTAGCTGACACCTTCCAGGCCATCGTCACCACTCGGACCAGTGATGAGCACAGACGCTATGGCAACAGCCCCACCACCAATAGCAGCAGCAATAGCCTTGCGTAATGATGGCGACATTATTCACCTCTCGCAGCCTTACGCTTATCTTCTTTAATCTTGAAATAAAGGTTTGTCAGATACGTCAGCAAGCCAAATACCAGACTACCCAGCACACCTATTGCCGCCCACTGTGAGGGCGTGACTTTATCGAGCAACTGTAAAAACCAGTACCCGGCACTACCTGCTGAGGTGCCATAGGCGACACCCGTTGTTAACTTATCCATGGATTTCATAACCCCACCTCGCAGACAAAGCGGGTGTAAATTAAGGGGATACTACGTATCGCAATAAAGGCAGAAACGTAACAGATTCGGAGTCAGTGAATAACTCAGGTATTGGGTTATCAGCTAATATCGAGACTCAAAAAATGGAAAAACCCGCTCGACGGCGGGTTTAAGCTGTGTGACGAAGTAACCACTCTTAACAGCATAACCAATTTTTTACGTACGTAAACTACTAAATGATATTTGTGAGAATGCCACCGAGTGTTCAAAACACCACCACAAATACATAAGAAAACTTCAACAAATAACCAATGAATAATTTCCGATGTTATTTTTAGTTTGTTTAAATTAAGTTAAAGAATTATAGAGCGCTTATAAATAAGTGCCATTAATATAAATTAGCTAATAGATTTATTTTCGTTCAAACAAGAGCCATGAATAGGATTAGATAGAAAAGGTTCAGATAAAAATAGAGATCTACTTCACAAATTAAATGAGAAACTAAAACTTACATCTTGAAATAATCGCATTGATTAGATGAATATTTATCGCGCAGTGACATCATTTTTTAATAATAGTTCAAAAAAAAGGGCGTACAATGAAAAAATTAACAGTGGCAATTTCTGCTGTAGCTGCATCAGTACTGATGGCGATGTCTGCTCAGGCAGCTGAAATTTATAATAAAGACAGTAACAAGCTGGATCTATACGGGAAAGTTAATGCCAAGCACTACTTCTCCTCTAATGATGCAGATGATGGTGATACTACTTATGCCCGTCTTGGCTTCAAAGGTGAAACCCAAATCAACGATCAACTGACTGGTTTCGGTCAGTGGGAATATGAATTCAAAGGCAACCGTGCTGAATCTCAAGGTTCTTCCAAAGACAAAACCCGTCTTGCATTTGCAGGCCTGAAATTTGGTGATTACGGCTCAATCGATTACGGCCGTAACTACGGTGTAGCATACGACATCGGTGCGTGGACTGACGTCCTGCCAGAATTCGGTGGTGATACCTGGACCCAAACAGATGTGTTCATGACTGGTCGCACTACTGGTGTTGCAACTTATCGTAACAACGACTTCTTTGGTCTGGTCGATGGCCTGAACTTTGCTGCTCAGTATCAGGGTAAAAATGACCGCACTGACGTAACTGAAGCCAATGGTGATGGTTTCGGTTTCTCCACTACTTATGAGTATGAAGGATTCGGCGTGGGTGCAACCTATGCTAAATCAGATCGCACTGACGGTCAGGTCGCCTATGGTAAGAGCAAATTCAATGCCTCCGGCAAAAATGCGGAAGTATGGGCTGCAGGCCTGAAATATGATGCGAACAATATCTATCTGGCTACCACATATTCTGAAACTCAGAATATGACCGTTTTTGGTAATAACCATATTGCAAACAAAGCACAAAACTTTGAAGCAGTAGCACAATATCAGTTTGACTTCGGTCTGCGACCATCTGTTGCTTACCTTCAGTCAAAAGGTAAAGACCTTGGTGTTCATGGTGACCGAGACTTAGTCAAGTATGTCGATGTCGGTGCTACTTACTACTTTAATAAAAACATGTCCACTTTTGTTGATTACAAAATCAACTTAATTGACGATAGTAAGTTTACCAAAACAGCTGGTATTGATACCGACGACATCGTCGCTGTAGGTCTGGTTTATCAGTTCTAATCTGACTTACGAAAAAGATATGTTGCGGGAGGCTTTGCCTCCGCAACATATAAGTGGAGCCCTCAAGCCACTTCCTTTAGAAGCACTACCTTGCTTCTTACTATATAAACCTTCTGTTATATATTACCCTTTATTTTGGGGGCGTTTCCACGCCCCATTTTTAATAACTTTTAGTAAACAATTGCATATCAATTAGAATTATTAGCAACGATATCCATATCTAACCGGATATCTAATGCCATTAACATCCCTTCAATTATGCCCTCAGCCTTCTGTAACCTTTTCCCGATATAACCATCCGAGCAGCAATGCTTACTTGCCAGTGACATGAATGTCATACCACATACATAATAATCTACTAATAAATCGTGTAAATCGCTGTTGTTCTTTTTCAGACGGGCCATGCACCCGCAAATGATCATCGCGTCATCGTCACAACATTGCGGGCGAGATTTTACTTTTGAAGGAATTAATCCCTTAAAACCGGCGGCAACGGACGACCAGGTCACATCTTCATGATTATTAGCCGCCCACGCTCCCCAACGCTCAAGAACCATCTGAATATCACGCATCAACTTACTCCACAAAAATCAGACCAGAACGCCAATTACAAGCAAAAATCAACAAAACAGTATTAGTTGATTGTTATCTCTGACTTCATACTCCTGCTCCTGTCAGGGTTTTGGCGTAATTCTTCAGTATTCGGTAATCGGTCAAAACAGAACCAGGAAAACGATATAAGCGCAGGCGCACCCAGCGGCGGCGAAGACGCTCTGCCATATAAGACTCAAACATCATTCATCTCCCAGTTCAGTGATAGTCAGCTCCAGCTTCCCACCTTTGGTAACGGGCATCTTCACAACGCGGTAATCAACGACCTGAGCATCATCCAGCCAGAAACCTGCTTTGGTGAGTGCGTCAAAAGCGGCCTTTTGCAGATTATCAAGGTCACGGCGACGGCGATCCGGCATGTGGCACTCAATGCTGATTTTCACAGGAATAGCCAGGCCGATATCCAGCATTGCGTTTTTAATGATTCGGGCGACATTATCGCGGTATGCCTGCCCCTCTGCGCTGATATGCGTGCGTCCGCGATTATGGCGGTAATAGCGATTATTGCTCGGCGGCCAGGGTAATGTGATGCTGTAGGTATTCACGCCTCAATAACCCCCTCTTTCAACCAGATAACCTGTGTTCTCGCCATACCTTCCAGCGCGCATTCTTTTGCATATCCAGCGTCAACAAAATGCGTGCGACGGTCGATTTCGTCGTGGCAGGCAGAACATGCAATGGTGGCAATCAGGTCTGGCGGTTTGATACCGGTACAGCACAATCCAGCCAGCCGGATATGTGCCAGTACTGACGTTTCAGGATTGCCATTACATACGCCAGGGATTCTTACCTGGCATTCCCGACCACGCGCTGCTTTTCTCAAATCAGCCATGATTCCTCCTTGCTGCCAGTCGCAACCATTTTTTATCAACCAGGCTGGCGGTATACCCGAGCAGTGTTGGTATTTCGGATGGCTTCAGCTCAGGTTTACGCTTACGACGATTTGGTACTTTGTAGATGTGTCCGTTCATGACACGAATAAGCGGTGTAGCCATTACGCCTCCTGCTTGTCGCGCAGCAGCTGGAACTCGCAGCTCTGCGGAATAGTCAGGTGGCAGCCAATATTCATCGCCCAGGCTTCAACCTTACACAGGAAGACATACATCTCTCCGGTATCAAGATCGGAGGTATGGCGTAACGACTGGATAGTAGTGATTTCGCCGGTTACGACATCAACCAGGTCCTTGGTTTCATAACCGAGGTATGTGTGTTTGAGAGCATCTTTTACCCATGCTGCGGTAGCGAACGATTTCCCCCTGCTGATGAGGTATTCACTGATTTCGCTGTACCACATATGGCTGAGTGCATTCTGGGAAAGACTGCGTTTCTCACGCCACGGTTTAAGCACCATGCGAAAGCATTTTCCGTCCTCCAGATAAGGCTGGATCTGCTGGCCGATAGCGATGAAGTTACCGCGATGCAGTTTGATGCCATCTTGTGGTAGGTTCACGCTTCACCTCCACAGAGGTCAGACGCTGGATGCAAAAAACGCAGGTGCATTTCTGCATCTGTGAAGGGAGAAGAGAGTTTGGATTGTGTGTGCGCATAAACGTCCCCGTTTAGCGCAGAAGTCACCGGAGTTGTTCAGGCTCCGGTGATACAATTATGGCGAATTGATTATTCATAATCAAACAAGATAAGGTCTCAAACTTCATGCAAGCCAAGATTTATTTCTGACAGAATTATACAAAGAAGCTATTGGTCAGAATCTACTCGGACTGTAAAACATACGCATAACCTTAAGCTCTCACTTTAAGCATTGTTGAAATAATAGCCGTCAAGTACAACCTTAACCACGACTGGGATATTTCCCTGGCTACCACGAGTTGTACGGCTATTAAACTGCCGTTAAATTCAGTAAGAGAATTTCATCCGATAAGTCAAGGCATGTAAAACATGAAAATTAACAAGATATTATCATCTGCAACACTATTGTATGGTATGTCAATGGCCATGTCGGTCGGGAGTTGTGCAACACCAGTCCAGACTAATCTTCCTGGTTACACCCCGGGTGCAGATATCATTAGTGTTTCACCGACCAGAAACCAGGTCGATCTCATTGGTGATGTTGTTTATTCCCAGATAAAAGGAACTCGTTCTGTCAGACAGCTTCACATGTCAGTTCTTGTCCCGCGAACAAATGATTTAAAACCAGCCATTATTTATTATCCCGGCGGCGGATTCATGTCTTCTGAACATGACAAATTTATTGAAATGAGAATGGCTCTGGCAGAAGCTGGTTTTGTTGTGGCCGCTGTAGAATACAGAACAATTCCTGATACATTTCCAGCACCAGTTGAGGATGGAAAAGCTGCAATACGTTACCTGAGAGAGCATGCCAGCAATTATGGGATTGATCCTCAAAGAATCGGAGTTCTGGGTGACTCTGCCGGTGGATGGCTTGCTCAGATGATGGGAACTACAAATGGTGACAAAACCTTTGATAAAGGTGACTTTCTTCAGCAATCCTCAGATGTTCAGGCAGTTGCCACACTTTATGGGATTTCTGACTTGTTGAATATTGGCGAGGGGTTCCCTGAATCAGTGCAGGAGGTTCATCGCTCTCCTGCCGTAACCGAAGCCTTAATGATCAATGGCCCTGCATTCAGAAATTTTGCGGGAGCCCCCATCACAGCGTCAAAAGAAAAAGCGCTAAACGCCAGTCCAATCGGACATATGAAAGGAGTAAAACCCCCATTTCTTATTATGCATGGTAGCAAAGACACTCTGGTTTCACCTGAGCAAAGCGCCAAACTATTCAGGATGTTGAAGAAGAACGGCGATAACGCTGAGTACGTGCTGGTAGAAGGGGCCGAGCATGGCGATAAGACATGGTATCAGCCAATTATTATAAACAGAGTCGTTGAGTGGTTTACTAAAAACCTGGGAGCGCCTATAAAAACAGCTCCCCAACAACAAAACCCAAACGCTAACCTGTAAAAAGAGGGAGGGCTAAGCCCTCCCCATTCAATTTGGTTAACTATCCTTTTCAGGTAGTTTTACAACATAAGTCCTTATTGTTTTCTCATATGTATTTTTGCTATTCGTTATTTTGGCCTTAATCCAGTGATAACCACTTTCATAGGTGCTGAATTCCGAAGCTGCATTACCTGTCCAGTGTAACGTTACTGTAGCAGGCTCCATTTTGACCCGTTGAGAGTCTGGACTATCTTCACTACCAGCAGAAAACTCAACCGTACCAGATAATGGGTTTCCAAAATGATCGACAAATCGAGCATAAATACCTACTGGAGAGCCATCGTTTGTCTCATAACCAGGATCTTTTGTTAGAGTCAATACTCCATTTGCGTCATCAGCGTACAGGGAGAATGATTTCACCGCGCTAACATCACTGCCAAGTTCGTTTAAGGTCGCCGTTAATTTATACGAACCAACCGTTCGACCATGTACGCTTACCGTAGCCTGACCGTTCTCATCAGTCGTTACTGTGGTTTTATCAACCACCAACGCACCATATTTAGACGGCCCAGATGTCTTAACATTCAATGCTCGACCACTTAATGCTTCGCCTGACTTACTTTTCAACAGTAACGTAAATACCAGATTGTTGGTATCGCTCACTACAGCCGAAGATGCAGATGATGTGATCTCCAACACAGCCCCCTTCACATCCGTCACGGCATCAATATTCTGGCTTGCGGTTATGCGTTTCCCATCCAGAACATACTCGGCCTGAATTGTGTACTGGCCTGATTTCGATGCAGTGAACTGCGTTGTTGCCTGTCCATGAGCATCCAGTTGCAGATTACTACTGGTCAATGATGCTCCCGTCGATGGTGTAATCGTTAAATCCACCTCGCCTGTAAACGCATTGTTATTCGCATCAACCAACTGAATGTTTACTGTTGCGTTTTCACTGCCATCGGCCACAATCTCTTGTTTTGATACACTCATAGTAAGTTCTGCAGAAGCAACATCGGGCACAAAAGTTAACTTAACGCTGCCAGATTCCACGCGATGGGAACCGTCAGTCACCCGTGCAGTCACCGTGTACTCACCAGCTTTCACCGTTGTAAGCGGAACAGAAACATGCCCTGTTGAATCAGTCACGATATTTGTTGGTACAGATAATCCTTCAGATGAGGTGATGAGCTGAATCTTTTGCCCATTGACCGACGCATTCGTATTTGTCAGCTGCACATCTAATACCGCTGCATCCTTACCATTAGCAGGAATATTGGAAATTAAACTACTGCTTTCAGGCGTCAGTGACAGTGAAGCTCCGGTCATATTTGATGCAAAGGTCACTGTTAACTCAGTAGACATCTGAGAACCAGCATGAGCTGTAATCACGTAAGACCCCGGAGTGGAGCTTATTAACGCAAAAATAGCATTACCATTTTCGTCAGTTGAAACAGCATGTTCACCACCAACTTGAGTTATCCCTGCTGGTAAAGACAATGTGACAGCATAACCAGGAACAACATTGCCGAAACGGTCCGCAAGGCTTACAGTTACCATATTTCTCTGTTTTCCATCAGCCAATGCATTATTTTGGCTGGCTTCAAACTGAGAGAATGTAACCTGCTGCCGGTCCTCAATAAAGGTGATTTCTTTCTTAACACCTGAGAAATCATGACTATCAGATTTAACACCGATAGTAATCTTACCAGCTCGTTTTGAAGTTACTGTCGCGCTATAGACACCGTCTTTTTCCGTTACAGTCCCAAACTCGACTCCTTCTGCCTGGTTAAGAGCATAAAAGCTCAGAGTGTTATCACCAGTGATTGCATTTCCTTGTGAATCCTTCACTGCCAGTTGTAGATTGATATTGTAACCAACTACCTGTTCTGCTGGTGCAGCGGTTAAAACAGCACTGACCTCAGAATCAGGTTCTGTTGCTGCTGTTTGCTTAATACTGAGAGTAAATGTTTTTCCCTGAACTTTTGCAGTTACACGTACCGTCCCAGCCTGCGAACCAGCAGCCAGAACAGAGCGATATACACCAGCAGAGATTTCCTCTACCGCGCCTAATGACGGAGCAGTTACCGTTTCACGCTGTCGAGCACTATTGCTATCCGCAGTAAATTCCACAGACATTTCAATGTTATCAGCCAGTCCGGTTAATGCCTTACCGTTACTGTCTTTCAGGCTTAATACTATTGGATAAGTGGATTGACCATCAGCAGAGATCGTCGGAGACGAATCCCCATCCAGCGTAAAAGATGAATCCGCTGTCGATACATCACTATCAATAACGGCTGCCTGCTTAATATTCAGAGTAAAGGTTTTTCCCTGAACTTTTGCAGTTACACGTACCGTCCCAGCCTGCGAACCAGCAGCCAGAACAGAGCGATATACACCAGCAGAGATTTCCTCTACCGCGCCTAATGACGGAGCAGTTACCGTTTCACGCTGTCGAGCACTATTGCTATCCGCAGTAAATTCCACAGACATTTCAATGTTATCAGCCAGTCCGGTTAATGCCTTACCGTTACTGTCTTTCAGGCTTAATACTATTGGATAAGTGGATTGACCATCAGCAGAGATCGTCGGAGACGAATCCCCATCCAGCGTAAAAGATGAATCCGCTGTCGAGACACCACTATTATTAACGCTGATATTCATAACGGCATAGTTGGAAACATTGCCTCTGTTATCCTGGACTGTGGCTCCAACATTCCACGAATTTACACCTTCGCTTTTATAAGCCGGTAAAGTGATCTGCCATGATGTGCCATTTCCACTGATCTTGCCGCCAGCCGCAGTGAATGCACTATCATTCCACTGTACAGACTTGATACCACCACTAGCATTGTTGATTGTCAGTGTTACAGGGATGATTGATTCCCCCTCCCCCTGAACAGACTCTGGCAAACTGATTTTCAGTGCATGCTTCTTCTTGTACTCCAGAACAATGTTGTTATTTCGTTCAACAAAATCATAACGCCGATTCTGGACTTCTCGCATAACTGCAACATTATCGCTGCTAAGCTGTTCAGCCAGGGAAACGCCCGGGCGATAATTAAACTCAACACCGAAGGTTGTATCGTGAACGTTGCTCTGTCCTTGCTTATGCTGTGCAGAAAACTTAATCAGAGGAACTGGTGTATAAGAAATTCCCCCAGTAACTGCGTAAGGGTTTTCCTGCAGATTATCGCTTCCAAATAACCCGACATTTTTACCATAATATTTTTCAAACTGAATGGATGCCCCTAATTGCGGATAAGCAGGTAGCCATCCTTCAGCAGAAAAATCCCAGCCATTTGCGGGTCTTTCCAGATAATCATCAATATCCCGACTGTTCTTCCAGTCAGACAAACCAAAATAGGTATTTACACCAAGCCTGAAATAATCTCTCCAGTACTCAACCCCAAAACCTGCACGAGAGTGACTGCGACTTAAATCGTAATCATAGAAAACATTCGCACCCAACATTGCGTTATCAGGAGTGAAATGACGAATCCCCAAACCAATATTGGTCTGATTTCGGTCATCAGTACGATGTAGTGATGTCTGACTGAATAGCACATAATCCTGAGTATCCAGCCATGGATATAAAAAGTCGAATGATGAATCCTTCAAGGAAAAAGAATCATCGACATTAAGCTTGATGCGCGCATTGCCATATTGTTGCAACCAGTCGACGACCTCTTTTGTCGCCTGAGTTGATAAAGTATTTACAGCAAAACTACTTGCATTATTATTCGCCAGGCTCTGACCTGCACTTGCTGCAAATGAGGCCACTTTATTTGCATGCTCATCGCTGGCATAAGTTTGCGTAACATCTTTATTACCAGAAGATGCAAAACTGTTTGCTGGGATCAAAGAAAGAGAAACTGGAGATAATATCTGGGTAACAATTACCGACCATGTAATCGCGCCAGATGCAGTTTTTTTTAACTTTTTATTCACAGTGGTCATAGTTCAATCAACGTTATGAATATAATGAAAAAAATAACTGGTATGACAAGAGGCGCGAAATATACAGCTCGTTACAAAAAAATCAACTCAAAAATAAAATCTCTGCATAAACTTTATGGCTAAATGATTTCACAACAATGGAAGAAAAATTTTGTTGCTCACGCAATCAATCATTTCGGGCGTTACAACTAGTCCTAGATTATATTCGCTAGGTATACTTTATTTTTAAGCTAATACTTTAGCTCTATTTCATCGCTCCTTTCAGCCCGAACTTAGCTTTGATTTCTGCGATCTTCGCCAGAGCCTGTGCACGATTTAGAGGCCTACCGCCCATGACAGGAAGTTGTTTTACTGGTTCAGGTATAGCCTCACCACGGTTAATTCGCGCGGTCATACAGGCCAGTTCATCGGCAGCCTTGCGCCGTAATTCCGCGTCAGTCAACGCATTGGCCCGCATGTTCTGGTACAGGTTGGTAACCAACCAGTAGTGCGCGTTTGATTTCCATGGATAAGACTCTGCGTCCGGATACAGGCCACGCTTCCGGCAATACTCGTAAACCATATCAACCAGCTCGCTGGCGTTTGGCAGCCCGGCGGTAACGGATGTTTCTTCCCGGCACCAGGCAACAAACTGCCCGGGTGATGGCAGGAATGGTCGATTCTGCCGACGGGCTACGCGCATTCCTGCGTTAACCTGTTCCATTGTGGTGATCCCATTTTCCCGGAAAGCCAGCACCCACTGGCGGCGGATTTCGTTCAGTTCGTTCTGGTCCCGGTTAGCCAGGCTCGCCGGGAAAGTTGCCAGTAACTGGCTGAACACACCATTGATGATCTGCGCTACCTGCTGTACCTGCGGCTTTTCGTCGTACTGTTCCGGCATGTTATTGGCGATCCGGCACATCTGCTCACGGTCAAAGTTAACCATCTGTGCGGCGATGTTTTTCATAAATCCACCCCATAAATCCAGTCAGTGTTTGTCAGGTCGAGTTTTGATTTTCCGGCTGTCACGCCAGCCTGTTGCTTGTTACGGTTGATTTCGAGTTGGGTCCACTTGTCGCGGAGTTTGGCCGGACTTAGCACGTTACCGGACCAGAAGTTGTCCTGGCATGCCCAGCGGAACAGTACACACATGTCGCGGTGGTTACGTCCGTCACGTTCACGCATCAGGCGGATATCGTTAGCCCACCCTGCAAAATTCGGTTTTCTGGCTGATGGCGCGATGGTCTTCACCATGTCAAACATCCACTCTGCGGCGGTCAGGTCTTCTGCTGTCCCCCACTTGCTGCCGCTCTGAATTGCAGCATCCGGTTTCACCACAGGAAGATCGTTTTCTGACTGGTCAGAGGATTCGCCAGAATTCTCGGACGAAAAAGGTTTTATATTGTCTTTTGTTAGTTTGTCTTTTGTGTTTATCTGATTCGGGTAAACGTCTTTACCTGATTTGGGTAAACTTTTCTTACCTGATTCAGGTAAATTTACCTCTTTCAGGTAAACTTTATTTTTCTTACCTGATTCGGGTAATGTTGACCATTCACTGACCACATTATTAATGCCGATATTCCGCCCGCTCTGAATAAAAATCCCACGCTTTACCAGAACACTTTTTGCAGCAGAACACTTGTGCGGCAATATCCCGGTCAACTCGGAAAGTTGCTCGTTGCTCACCCAATCCAGTTTTTTATTAAAGCCATATGTTTTGCGCATGACAGCCAGGAAGACCAGAAGCTGGTACTGTGTTAATCCGGCCAGCATCACAGCTTCCAGCAACTCATTTGCAATGCGCGTATAACCATCATCGAGATCTGCCACGCGCGGCTCCTTTTGTGCCTCATCCGGCACTGGAAAATTGAATATCTCAGCAGTGTTTGCCATAATTCCTTCCGCAATGAGTGCGTTACGATTTGCACCTGAAAGTCGGCTCTGTTCCCGCAGACCGGCTTTCGCCATTTCTGAACCTGTCATATTGCCCCCAGCATGGTGGTAACCATCGCCATTAATGGACCAGCCAGATCCGGGTCCACACGAAACATCGACACAATGCCTTCACTCATCTCCTTCAGTTTCTGGTGGCGTGGTGCGTTGAGAATGACCGCCTGCTTTGCCTCACTGAGTTCCTTTTCCATTTCAGCCAGCCGAGCCATGAAGCTATCCTGCTCAACCAGGTGGCCGCGATATTCCAGCGGTAGTACCGCCAGAATTGCCGGGGTCAGTTCACGCACGTTATTTCGGTATTTTTCAGAATCGAATTTGTTATCGAGGAAGCGGAACAGCTTCTGGCGTGCACGGCTGACATCATCAGGGAAATCGATGGTGCCGCCGCCCTGCTCCCGATACTCATTCACAATGAGTGCGGCAACAACATCCTGATTATCTGCAGCCGACCAGGCGCGAACGGCATCACGGATTTTTCGTGGCCTGGCGCCTGTTTTGTTTGAGAACGATTTATCACCGCAGTCGGGCTAAATCCGCTAGTCTGTTGGTATGTAAGTGGTTGCATAATTGACTCCTTTAGTTTGAATTGACTGTTAAGTTGATTGCTTATTGTTAAAGAGCGTGAAATGGAAATTTAAGCTGCGTTCTTTTCGGTGTGTGGAAACAACTTCGGAAGATCCGGGCGAATCTGGTATGCCTTCACTACTCCACCAGTAGCCGTAACAATGCTGCCGACATGTTCAGGGGATACCTTTGCTTTGTTGTGAAGCCACTTATAGACGGCCTGCTGTGAAACTTCGCAAGCAGCGCCCAGTTTCTTTTGTGAACCAACGATATTGATCGCTGTTTTGATAGCTGGGTTCATAACAACCTCCGTGGTTAATTTGAATCAAGATTAAAACTATGGTTGTTTTTAATCAACAACCATTTTCGTTTGATGGAATAAAACCTTGGTTGTACATTTGGACTATGAAAACAACACTCTCAGAAAGACTTAAAGAAGCCAGATTAGCGCGAGGCCTTACACAAAAGGCGCTTGGGGATTTGGTCGGGGTTAGCCAGGCTGCTATTCAGAAAATCGAAACAGGGAAAGCTAATCAAACAACTAAAATCGTGGAGATCGCGAACGCTTTGGGTGTGCGCGCAGAATGGTTATCTTCTGGCGTTGGAAATATGTCAGACAGTACAGTGCAACCAATACAATCAACTGTCAGCCATTCCAAATACTTCAAGATTGACGTTCTTGATATAGAAGTCAGTGCTGGGCCGGGAGTCATCAACCGTGAGTTTGTAGAAGTTCTACGCTCGGTTGAGTACTCGTTTGACGATGCTCGTCACATGTTCGATGGTAGGAAGGCGGAAAATATCCGCATCATTAACGTGCGTGGTGACAGCATGTCAGGAACGATCGAACCAGGTGATCTGCTGTTCGTTGATATCACAGTTAAATCTTTCGACGGTGATGGTATCTATGCGTTTCTGTACGACGACACAGCCCATGTAAAGCGCCTGCAAATGATGAAGGATAAGCTGCTGGTCATCTCTGATAACAAAAGCTACTCACCGTGGGACCCGATCGAGAAAGACGAGATGAACCGGGTGTTCATCTTCGGTAAGGTTATTGGGAGCATGCCGCAGACATATAGGAAGCATGGGTAGTACCAATTAAAAATTATCAACTGGGCATTGTGCTCATTCAGTAAAGAACTAATTCCTATCTTTGCTCTAGGTAGTAATATTAAGCCACCGCAATAATATCTTTACCTAACGGCGTAAGAATCCCGGTCACCGTGCCGGGTTTTCTTTTGCCCTCCCCTCATCACACACACCGTTAAAAAAACCACCATAACCTCGCTTCAGTTATCGCTATGCGATTCAAGTCACAAAATAAATCCATCCTAAATACAACCAGTTATATCTAAAACAACCAATAAAACAACTTTTGTTTTTGACGATAAAGCAACTATAGTTTTAAATAGGTTCATCGCAACAACACAACGATACGGCAACTACCTGATTCACCGTTGCGATGACCGCTTAGATCCGCAGTTTGAATTTCAGCAGGCTTCGGGGAGTGCGAGGGGTGAAACGGACGCGTGAACGTCGGTGTGACCAGCTGAAATCAACTCAACACTTCATACCTCAGTCGCTTCAACGAGGCGACTTAGTTATGACAACCGGCGGCCATCCACCGCCTGAATACGCGCAGAAGTCTCTATATGTTCAGCAGCCCAGCTTACGGGCAGGAGTTTTTATGGTTCATCAACATTACGGAACGCAGACCGTTAATCGAGGTGCGGTCATGCCAGGAATGCTGGTCAAACACAAAGATGGTACCTGGACTGCATCAGCTAATTTACGCGGACGGCTTTATCTGCATCGCGGCATCGAGCGCACTTATACCCGTGATTTGCTCGTGGAAGTTTTTCTCGACGGACGCGGTAACGGCCTGAATCGCTAATCCCCTTTCCTGTTTTCCTAATCAGCCTGGCATTTCGCGGGCGATATTTTCACAGCCATTTTCAGGAGTTCAGCCATGAACGCTTATTACATTCAGGATCGTCTTGAGGCTCAGAGCTGGGCGCGTCACTACCAGCAGATCGCCCGTGAAGAGAAAGAGGCAGAACTGGCAGACGACATGGAAAAAGGCCTGCCCCAGCACCTGTTTGAATCGCTATGCATCGATCATTTGCAACGCCACGGGGCCAGCAAAAAAGCCATTACCCATGCGTTTGATGACGATGTTGAGTTTCAGGAGCGCATGGCAGAACACATCCGGTACATGGTTGAAACCATTGCTCACCACCAGGTTGATATTGATTCAGAGGTATAAAACGGATGAGTACAGCACTCGCAACGCTGGCAGGGAAGCTGGCTGAACGTGTCGGCATGGATTCTGTCGACCCACAGGAACTGATCACCACTCTTCGCCAGACGGCATTTAAAGGTGATGCCAGCGATGCGCAGTTCATCGCATTGCTGATCGTCGCCAACCAGTACGGCCTTAATCCGTGGACGAAAGAAATTTACGCCTTCCCTGATAAGCAGAATGGCATCGTTCCGGTGGTGGGCGTTGATGGCTGGTCCCGCATCATCAACGAAAACCAGCAGTTTGACGGCATGGACTTTGAACAGGACAACGAATCCTGCACATGCCGGATTTACCGCAAAGACCGCAATCATCCGATCTGCGTTACCGAGTGGATGGATGAATGCCGCCGCGAACCATTCAAAACCCGCGAAGGCAGAGAAATCACGGGGCCGTGGCAGTCGCATCCCAAACGGATGTTACGGCATAAAGCCATGATTCAGTGTGCCCGTCTGGCCTTCGGATTTGCTGGTATCTATGACAAGGATGAAGCCGAGCGCATTGTCGAAAATACCGCATACACTGCAGAACGTCAGCCGGAACGCGACATCACTCCGGTTAACGATGAAACCATGCAGGAGATTAACACTCTGCTGATTGCCCTGGACAAAACATGGGATGACGACTTATTGCCGCTCTGTTCCCAGATATTTCGCCGCGACATTCGCGCATCGTCAGAACTGACACAGGCCGAAGCAGTGAAAGCTCTTGGATTCCTGAAACAGAAAGCCACTGAGCAGAAGGTGGCAGCATGACACCGGACATTATCCTGCAGCGTACCGGGATCGACGTGAGAGCTGTCGAACAGGGGGATGATGCATGGCACAAATTACGGCTCGGCGTCATCACCGCTTCAGAAGTTCACAACGTGATAGCAAAGCCCCGCTCAGGAAAGAAGTGGCCTGACATGAAAATGTCCTACTTCCACACCCTGCTGGCTGAGGTTTGCACCGGTGTGGCTCCGGAAGTTAATGCTAAGGCGCTGGCGTGGGGAAAACAGTACGAGAACGACGCCAGAACCCTGTTTGAATTCACTTCCGGCGTGAATGTTACTGAATCCCCGATCATCTATCGCGACGAAAGTATGCGCACCGCCTGCTCTCCCGATGGTTTATGCAGTGACGGCAATGGCCTTGAGCTGAAATGCCCGTTTACCTCCCGGGATTTCATGAAGTTCCGGCTCGGTGGTTTCGAGGCCATAAAGTCGGCTTACATGGCCCAGGTGCAGTACAGCATGTGGGTGACACGAAAAGATGCCTGGTACTTTGCCAACTATGACCCACGAATGAAGCGTGAAGGCCTGCATTATGTCGTGGTTGAGCGGGATGAAAAGTACATGGCGAGTTTTGACGAGATGGTGCCGGAGTTCATCGAAAAAATGGACGAAGCACTGGCTGAAATTGGTTTTGTATTTGGAGAGCAATGGCGATGACCCATCCTCACGATAATATCCGGGTAGGCGCGATCACTTTCGTCTACTCCGTTACAAAGCGAGGCTGGGTATTTCACGGTCTTTCTGTTATCCGAAATCCGCTGAAAGCCCAGCGGCTGGCTGAGGAGATAAATAATAAACGGGGGGCGGTATGCACAAAGCATCTCCTGTTGAGTTAAGAACGAGTATTGATTTGGCACATAGCCTTGCTCAAATTGGAGTCAGGTTTGTGCCAATACCAGCAGAAACAGACGAAGAATTTCATACGTTAGCCACATCCCTTTCACAAAAGCTGGAAATGATGGTGGCGAAAGCAGAAGCAGATGAGAGAGACCAGGTATGACAACCACTGAATGCATTTTTCTGGCAGCGGGCTTCATATTCTGTGTGCTTATGCTTGCCGACATGGGGCTTGTTCAGTGACACCTCAGCAAGAAAACGCCCTTCGCAGCATTGCCCGTCAGGCTAATTCTGAAATCAAAAAAGTCAGACAGCAGTTTCCGGATAAAAACGTCAATGACATTTGCCGTAGCGTACTGAAGAAGCACCGCGAAACGGTAACGCTGAAGGGATTCACACCGACTCATTTAAGCCTGGCAATCGGCATGTTAAACGGCGTCTTTAAGGAACGATGAACATGAAAAGCAAAATTATCAGGGAGCTACAGGCTCCTTTTTTATTGTTCGCATTCACCCTCAAGCGTATTAACCAACAGTTCAGGGATTAATGAAAGATGGCAGACATCATTGATTCAGCATCAGAAATAGAAGAATTACAGCGCAACACAGCAATAAAAATGCGCCGCCTGAACTACCTGGCTGTATCTGCCACTCATTGTTGTGAGTGTGGCGATCCGATAGATGAACGAAGACGCCTGGCCGTTCAGGGTTGTCGGACTTGCGCCAGTTGCCAGCAAGATCTGGAGCTTATCCGCAAACAAAGGGGGATTAAGTGATGGCTAACCTGCAACTTGCTGTTAAAAGTGAATACTTCGATGCCATGATTCGCGGAGAGAAAACGGAAGAGTATCGCTTGTGTAATGACTACTGGAATAAGCGAATTATGTTCCGGGAATATGACCGCCTGATTATCACAAAGGGATATCCGAAGCGCGACGATTCCAGTCGCAGAATTGATGTTCCGTATGACGGATATGAAGTGAAGACAATCACACATCCGCACTTTGGCGATAAACCGGTAAAGGTGTTCGCTATAAAGGTGAATATCAGCACTGAATATCAATCCGCACAACACAAGGTCAAGAATGTTCAGAGTGATTGACCCTAACACCTGGTACGTCGACCACCACGGCACTCCCTGCAAAATCCTGCGTTCTACCCACAACAAAGTTCACTACATCCGAAAAGGCAGAACATGTATCGCCAGCATGTTCCGCTTTAATCATGACTTTGAACCTGTGAATAAAGCTGATGCAGATCGGATAGCAGAAGAGATCGAAACGGCAGAACACATTAAGAAGTTACGTGACATGCGCAGGAAATAGAAAAATTGATAAATTCAATACTGCATTTCTCAGCATTAAATTTATCTCTATGACCAGTCAAGAGATGTACCTGCCATGAGCTTAATATCATGTCAGATATATCGGTCACAAACTCCCTCAGCAGCTAAGAGGAGGACAAATGTCTCGACTAATCACTTTACAGGACTGGGCTAAAGAAGAATTTGGGGACTTAGCACCAAGTGAGCGAGTTCTGAAAAAATACGCGCAAGGGAAAATGATGGCCCCACCCGCTATAAAAGTTGGTCGCTACTGGATGATTGACCGAAATTCCCGTTTTGTAGGAACGCTTGCAGAACCGCAACTCCCAATAAACGCAAACCCAAAACTCCAAAGGATAATCGCTGATGGCTGCTAGACCCCGATCTCACAAAATCTCTATACCCAATTTATATTGCAAATTAGATAAGCGAACCGGAAAGGTATATTGGCAATACAAACATCCACTATCCGGTCGTTTTCATAGCTTAGGAACTGATGAGAATGAAGCAAAACAAGTTGCTACTGAAGCAAATACCATTATTGCTGAACAACGTACCAGACAAATATTAAGCGTCAATGAGCGTCTGGAAAGAATGAAAGGCAGGCGCTCAGACATTACGGTGACAGAATGGCTTGATAAATATATTTCTATCCAAGAGGACAGGCTGCAACATAATGAACTAAGACCCAACTCCTATCGGCAAAAAGGCAAACCCATTCGTCTTTTCCGTGAGCATTGTGGAATGCAACACCTCAAGGATATTACCGCACTTGATATTGCCGAAATAATTGATGCTGTAAAGGCTGAAGGTCATAACAGGATGGCGCAAGTCGTGAGAATGGTGTTGATCGACGTCTTCAAAGAAGCACAACACGCAGGACATGTTCCGCCAGGATTTAACCCAGCGCAGGCAACAAAACAACCGCGAAATCGAGTAAACCGCCAAAGATTGTCACTGCCCGAATGGCAGGCAATATTTGACAGCGTAAGCAGACGGCAGCCCTATTTAAAATGCGGCATGCTACTTGCTCTTGTTACTGGACAACGTTTAGGCGATATCTGCAATTTGAAATTCTCTGATATATGGGACGACATGTTGCACATTACTCAGGAAAAAACCGGTTCAAAACTTGCTATTCCGCTTAACCTGAAATGCGATGCTCTGAATATTACCCTTCGTGAAGTTATATCTCAGTGCAGGGATGCTGTTGTTAGTAAATATCTGGTCCATTACCGTCACACTACCTCTCAAGCAAACAGAGGAGACCAGGTTTCTGCGAATACTCTGACAACGGCTTTTAAAAAGGCCCGGGAAAAATGTGGCATAAAATGGGAGCAAGGAACTGCGCCCACATTTCATGAGCAGCGATCTCTGTCAGAACGGTTATATCGGGAACAGGGTCTGGATACGCAAAAGTTGTTAGGCCATAAATCCAGAAAAATGACCGACCGATACAATGATGATCGTGGTAAAGACTGGATTATCGTAGATATCAAAACAGCATAG